TTACAGCGACAGAATCAGTTCGGAAAGCTGATTCATCGCCGCCGCCCTCGGTCTGCCCGTGCCGAGCTCCTCCCAGTCCGGCTCCGGAACGGCAAAGCCCGAGTCGGTGCTGTACTGATTGATAACCGCAATCACCGGCTCCACAGCTGAGCGGATTTCCAGAATGTGCAGCGGCCAGTTTTTCACTTCTGTTCTGCCTGAGGTAATTTCCTCGCTCCACGAAACCGGCGCAAGGCCGTAGTAGTTTCGCACGATGTTGATGGCGGTGCGAAGCGCCGTGATGTGGGAAGCCTTCACCTTGGTCTCGTTGGCCGAAATCTCCTCAAACGGAGACGCCAGCACGGTCAATGAGCGGGAAATTTCCGCGCTGGGCGCTTCAAAGTCAGGATTGACGCACCGTACCGTGAGCGTTTTTGCTCCCGCCGTCTGTGATTCAGCCTTGAACATTACCGCCGCACTGCCGCCGACCGCGCCGCTGGGGGAGAACAGGGACGGATTGTTCACGCCATCCTGCCAGCTTTCAGCGCCGATTTTTACCTGCACTACCTGTTCGTTCGGCTGCGCGCCGGTGGTCAGCAGCACGCGGGGATTCAGGTTGTAGGTGAAAGCGCCATTTTTCGGTGCCGCGATTGTCGGTTCGTCGCAGGCGGCTGCCACGCAGAGAATGGTGTTGGACACCTGCTCGGCGGAATAGACGTCCAGTGTGTCGATGGTCCACAGGCCGTATTTCGTGTAGGTGCCGGGCGTCGTGGAAGCCGCCGCCGTGCGCGTTCCGGAGGACGCCGATAAATTAAAGGTTTCCAGCACGTTCCACGAAGTCCAGGTCGAACCGTTCGTCGAGGTCTTGCTTGCCAGCATATACCCCTTAATAGGACTGGTGCCGCCGGACGCGCCGCTCCATGTCAGGGTAATCGGCCCTTCGCTGTAAACCGAAGGGGACGCCGTCAAAACGGATGCCTTTTCGGGCGGCGTGTTTTTCCGCACGGAATTGGAGGATACCGTCCAGCCCGAATAGTAGCCCGAGCCGGCCGCGCCCTGCGTCCGTATCCGGAACCGGCGGTAACTGCCCCTTGTGGCGGGCGGAGCAACGGATAAACTTCCGGAAGAAGCCGATGAACTGACGGTACTCAGTGCCGTCCAGCTTCCCCAGTCGGCGTTGTTGGAGGAATCGCTGTACTGGATTTCAAAGCCGGTAATGGCGTTGTTCGTCCCGGCGGAAGCACCGCTCCACGAGAGCGCGGCATTTCCTTCCGCCACCGTCGGGGAAACGGAGCAGGCGGAAGGCGCACCACAGGCGGTGGTCAGAAGCGCGGAGCTGGTTACGGTATAGCTGGAATTGTCAATTACCCCGGAGCTCAGCGACATCCGGCCGTCCGACACCACCCGGAAGCGCACGCCCTGCGCGGCATTGCCGGTTGTGGACGAGCAGGTCACCGTCACATAGCGGTAGCGGGGCGTGGTGCCGTCCCAATTGTCGTTATCGGCAGCTTTGATTCGCACCTGTGCGGATACACCGTTTACCGTCATGGTACAGAGCAGCGCGTAGCCGCTGTGGATGTAAGAACCGGAGGAGCCCAGTGCCGCCGCAATGGTAAAATTGTAGGTCATTTGGCTGTTGTTCGGCCGGCTTTTGGAATAGGTGATGGTGTATTTGACAGTCGGGCCGCTGCCCGCGCTTAATACAACGCCGTTGATATCCGCCATTTAAATTCTCCTTCCGATAAACAAGTTTTCCGTTTCGGCTTGCCGAATTTTTGCATTTCTTTTTGCAAAAAAGGAAAACTTGCGTTGTTGCGCAGCCAGCGCCTTTCATTCATAGACCGCCGTAATCAGCGAATTGACCGTGCCGCACAAGGATGTGTCCAGCCTTTTGTCCATCAGATGCTGCGTGGCGATATATACCGCGCCGGCGGGAATCTGAACATCCGCCAGAACCAAATCATAAAGATTGTCGTTTCGGGTAATGTCCGGCGCGGTGGGAGAAGCCGCCGCCGTTCCCGTCAGCACCATGGCTGAAATCTTTCGCTCCACCGCGTCCCAGCGAACAACCACCCGGTCAATGCGGGGATTCACGCCGTCCGCCGCCGCAAGCGTGAGGTTCAGTTCCTCTGTATTTTCATAGGCATAGCCGTTGATCCACGCGCTCCCGGCGAGGATATTCACCGACAGCCCGCCGCCCGGCGTCACACGCAGATTGTCGGCGTTTGTGTAGAAGATGCCGTTTGACAGCAGCTTCGAAAAATATCCCGCAAAATCGGATGCGTCGTACATCCGGTCGCCGCTTGTGCTGTTAAAAAATCCGCTTTTCTCCATCGTATCACCCTTCCTGTTTTAATTTTTGAGCCAGCGTGAGCACGCCCTTGCCGAACGTGATGTCCAGACTCTGCCCGGTGCTGTCATAGCTTTCCTCAATCTCCGTAATGCGGGTGGCAAGCGTCACACCCCATTTCTTTGACACCACCTTCACGCTTTGTCCAAGGTCGAAATCCGTGCCGTAGGTCAGATTGCCGTGGGGATTGACGGACGCGTCAAAGGACTGCGCCATTGCAAGCTCGCTCAGCCTGCTCTGCCCCTGAAAGAGCAGGGCGGCGGTGTACTCGTCCCCGAAATCCTCAGAGCGCAGGCTTTTGGCGTCCACGAATACCTCCCGGCGTTCGGTGCCCTCGCTTTCCCCGTACACGGCAAAGACGCGCTCCACGCCTTCGCCCTCGCCGCCGACCAGTGCCACGTTGGCATAGTCCGATGCGCTTTTCGTAAAGGTCTGGGACGTGAGATTCTCATACTCCCACGAGAACACCGCCTGCGATGCGGCACCTTTGTACAGCTGAATCGTAAACGTACGGGATTCAGGGCTGAACACCGCCTTGATGCCGGCGTCAGCCGCTTCGCACAGGCCGGTTACCGCGTCCATGAGGTTTTTGTAGGAAATCTGCGTGCTGACCGGGTCCGACAGCCCGCCGCCGTCATAGTCGATGAAGTCCATCCTCCGGTCGGTGTTGCCCGGATTGATGATGTGGTTGCCTATCAACTGCCCCGCGCAGTCGGCGAGGGTGCCGTTTAGAATCTCCGTGTCCCACACGATGCGCCGGGCGAGATAGGAAACGGCGAACCGTCCGCTGACGGTGATGAGTTCTTTTTCGTCCTGCGAAATCTCCGCATATTCAATCACGCCGGCTTCTTCGCCGCCGCTTCTCCAAAGAAGATTCCCCAGCGTCAGCAGAGCGAGATTTTCTGCCGTGGCGATGGCTTTGAGTTCAAAGCTCCCGCACTGGGAATACTTCCTTGTCCAGCGCAGATATTCAAAGGACTCCACCACACCGGCAGGCCGGCGGTTTGCGTCAAAAACATACAGTTCCATTGAAAATTCACCTCTTTCAAAAGGACGGTGCGCGCCAGCGCAGGAAAGCCCTGATTTTTGGCTTTCAAGTCCTTTTTGTCGTGTGAAAAGGCGGCGCATCATCGCGCATTTTCACACTAAACCCCCAAATACTGCGGACGGTAGTACAGGCTGACCTCCAGCAGTTCCTTGCTCGCCGCCGCGTCATAGCGGAGCGTGGTCGTACCGGGAGACAGCTGCAGGAAGGTCGAGCCGGTGTCCAGCAGGCTGAACACGCTGACTTCCTCTCCGCTCTGCAGCCGCACCACCCGCTTGCCCGCAAAATGGGTGTAGATGCGGATTTCCTCGCCGGCGGTCAGGACGGTGTTCAGGCGGACATATTCGCCCGTAGAAACGTCCATCAATTCCGGGTTTTCCACTTCGCCCAGCGCGCGGAACACAATCCGGCAGCCGCAGGACACGTCCCCGGGATTTTCTACCGTGATAATCTGGCTGGGCTGGCGGGAGCCGAATTCCACGCCTTCCTCTGGGATTTCCAGCACAAAATGAAACAGCGGCGTCCAGCGGGCAAGTTCCGCGCGGACTTCCGCAAGCGCCTCAAAAAAGGGCGAGGGACACAGCAGGCTGACGAAAAAGCCCGGCGCGCGCTCCCTGCCGGAGGCGGCGAACCCGGCTTCCTCCACCACACAGGCAATCTGCCGGTTCCGGTAGGTCAGCGTGCCCTGCTGTTTGGGCGTGAATATCTTCAAAAACTGTCTGCGGTACTCGTAGGCTTTGTTTGGCGTTCCTGCCGCAATCGTGCCTTCCAGCGTGATGTTGCGCATATCCAGCGCGGAGGAGATAAAAAAAGCGCCGTCCTGCTGGGGCGCCTGAAAGGTATTGACGGTCTGGCGGACACTTCCCGCGCCGTCCAGCTTTGTCAGAAAAAACGGCTTTGCCTGCCGGAGCGTCAGTTTCTCTCCCGATTCATTGATATAGGTCAGTTCCATGCCATCCCTCCTTTAGTACTCCAGCGCCAGCTTGCGCGAGAGGTTCTTAAATTCCCGGGCAAGCTCCTTTTCGGACAGCGCCTTAGGGCTGACCACCGAGATATTCTGCGTGATGCTTGTGCCGGCGGAAACCGTCCGCCCGGCCATGCCGGCACTTACGGAAAAGCTTGTGGGGATGGCGTTTTGCATCTCACGCGACACAGAAGCCATCGCGTCCTCGAACCCCACGCCGATGCCTTCGCCCATGTTCCGGCCAAGACCGGCAAACAGCGTCGAGGGCGAATGGATGCCGAAGAAGTCCTTTATGCGGTCCACAATGCCGCCAAAGAAGCCGCTGATTTTGTTCCACAGCCACGCACCGGCGTCCGAAATGCCCTGCCACAATCCCTTGATGAGGTTGCCGCCCACCTGCGCCATCTGCCCGATGTAGCCGGTGAACGCCCGGACGAGGCCCGCCACGATCTGCGGCACCGCCTTGACGACTTCCACGATGATGGAGGGCAGATTGGCAATCAGCGACACCAGCAGTTTGACACCCGCCGTGATGATTTTCCCGGTGTTGCCGGCGAAGGCGCTCGACAGCGCGGCGACAATCTGCGGGATGGCGGAAACGACTGTCGCGATGATGAGCGGCAGGTTCTGGATCAGCGCGATAAGGAGTTTCACGCCCGCATCCACAATGAGGGGGATGGAAAGAATCAGCGCGTTCACAAGGCCGTCCACAATCTGAGGAATCGCCGCCGTCACCGCCTCAATAATCTGCGGCAAAGCCTGCACAAGGGAGGTAAGCAACAAAATCCCTGCCTGCACAATCTGCGGAATCGAGCCAATGAGGAAATTCACCAGTGCGGTGATGATGGTGGGGAGCGCCGCCACCAGCTGCGGGATGGCGTCGAGCAGACCCTGCGCCAGTCCGAGAATGAGCTGCAGCGCCGCCTCCAGCAGCATCGGCAGGTTGTCAATCAGGCCCTGCACGATGGTAGTCACGGCGTTTACCGCCGCGGGAATCAGCTGGGGGAGCGCATTTCCGATGCCTTCCACCAGAGCAGTCACCAGCTGCACCGCCGCATCAATGAGAAGCGGCAGACTGTCGATGAGGGCGGAAACAATGGTTATGACCGCGTCCACGGCCGCCGGAATTAACTGGGGCAGAAGCGTCAGAAGCGTGTCGAGCACCTGCGTGAACAGGCTGACCACGGTGGACAGCAGCGTGGGGAGCAGTTCCCCGACCGCCTGCAGAATGCCGTCCAAAGCGGCAGGCAGGGCGGCGACGATGTTCTCAATCACCGGCGTGATGTTTTTGACCACGTTTTGAAACGCTTCCACCACGTTGCCGATCAGCAGCTGAATATCCGCGTCCGCGTCGCCCAGCCCCGCCGTCAGGTTGCCGATGGCGGACTGCATCCCGGCAATAGAGCCGCTGATGGTTTCGGTCGCTTCCTTGGCGGTGGTTCCCGTAATGCCCATTTCCGTCTGAATGACATGGATAGCCGCGTACACATCGTTCAGATTGCTGATGTCGTATTTCTGCCCGGACAGCTTTTCGGCGTCGGCAAGCAGCCGCTCCATCTCCGTTTTTGTGCCGCCGTAGCCGAGTTTTAAATTGTCGAGCATCGTGTAATTCTGCTTGGCAAAGCCCTGATAGGCGTCCTGAATGGAGGAAATGCTTGTGCCCATCTTGTTGGCGTTGTCGGACATATCGGTAATCGCCGTGTCCGCCGCCTTTGCCGCTTTAGCGGTGTCTCCGCCGAGGGACTGAATCAGGCTGGCCGAAAAGCTGGTGACCGTCTCCATGTATTCGTTGGCGGACATGCCGGCGGTTTTGAAGGCATTGGCGGCATAGCTCTGGACAGCCGCGCTGGAATCTTTGAACAGCGTGTCCACGCCGCCCACCAGCTGTTCGTAGTCCGCGTAGGCGGGGCGACGACTTCCTTGCCGAGCTTGACGGCGGCGGCACCTGCGGCGACTACGACCGCGCCCATCGCAACACCGACGCCCTTTAAAACGCCGCCCAGCTTTTCAAACTTGGAGCCGGACTTTTCCGCTTCGTTGCCGCTTTCCTTCAGCTCATTCCCCAAATTATCCGCGCCCTCGGCGGATTCTGACAGCTCGCGCTCCATGCCGTTGAGTTCCGCCTGCGCCTTGTTCAGCTGAATCTGCCAGTTCTGGGTGCGGCGGTCGTTTTCGCCGAAGGAGTCGGAGGCGTTTTGCAGAGCGGCGCGCAGGGTTTCGATTTTCGTCTTTTGGGCGTCGATCTGCTTATTGAGGACTTCGTTGCGGGCGGCGGCCGCCTGCACGGATTTGTCCTGCTTGTCAAACTGGCTGGTGACAAGCGTCATTTCCGAGCCGAGAACTTTGAAAGACTGATTGATATCCGAGAGTGCTTTTTTGAATTCCTTTTCGCCTTCGACGCCGATTTTCAGGCCGAAATCGGAACTGGACACGGCAATCACCTCCCTTCAAATCCCCGGCGGGATGATATCGTCAATGGAAAAGGCCAGTTTCGGTTTTTCCATGCCGAGAAACTGCTTGTGACAGGCCCATAAATCCAGAAACAGCCCGATGGGCATCAGCCAGAATTCCTCCGCGCTTATGCCCATCTGCACTGTTCCGTAATACAAAAGCCGGGTAAACATCTCTTCCGTGTTTACCCGACTTGCGCGTTTTTTGAGGAGGTTTCTTCCTCGCTCTCCACATTCCGCGCCGTACCCTTGAACATCGCCTCGGTGATGGCGTTTTTGTACGCCGCCAGATCCAGCGGCGAGGTCAGCAGTTCCACGTCCTCCTCAGTCAGCAGTTCCTGCGGCGCGTCCTTGTTTTTGAGGTTGTGAATCAGGATGGACTGATTTGCCAGCAGAGTAAGAAGCCAGACAATTTCATCCAGCGCCATCTCAAAATTTTCGGACTTCATCAGCTTTTCGCCGAGGTTTTCCAGCCCGCCGTAGCGGCGCGCGATTTCCTTGGTGGCGCGTGTGGTGAGAATCAGTTCATACTCTTTTCCGCCGATTTTGATCACGGCGCTTCGTTCATTCCCCATGCGTCATCCCTCCTTATTCGCCGGACGTCGCTTCAGTGTAGGTGGGTTCATACACCTGCCCGAACCAGCCGGTGATGGTTTCGGTCGTCACGCCGGAAGCACCCTCGGAAACCTCCGCCTTCCACGGGTGCGTTCCCTTGGAATCCGGCTTGTTGCGGCGCATGACCGTGCCTTCAATGCTGGGCGTTTGAAAGGTGATGGAATCGCCCTTTGTCTGCAGGTTGGTGGACGGGATGCCGAAAATGACGCGGTACAGCCAGAAATACCGGTACTTGCCGTTTGCCCGCAGGGCGCGGAAGCCGATCGCCACCGGCGGAGCGATGTTCTCGCCCGCTGAAATCAGTACGCCGTTGTCGTCCGCCAAAGCGCCGGTGAGATTCTGCGCCGCGGTGATGCCGATATCGTCCACGCCCAGCGTCAGCTTGCCGGACTTGAAGTCCTTGACCACCTCCGACGCGCCGTCATCGGCGTAAAGCGTCGCTTCGGCAAGCTCCACGGACAATTCCGCCGAGATGGCCTTTGCGAGGATTTCCGGTGTGCCATAGGTTTCCTCGCCGTCCTCGGCTTCAGTGATTTTTGCGTAATAGAGCTTATCCATTCCAATGGTAGCCATGTATTATTCCTCCGTTTCATAAGACTGCGCCACATCAATGGCGTAGTGGTGGTAGCCGGTATCGTCCTCATGCCCGACATAGGTGCGTGCCGTGATGGTAAAACCCGCACGAAGCAGAGCACCGGTAATCTGCCGCTTGCGCTGCAGGTAATTGCCTTTGGAAAAGAGCGAAATCCGCACCTCGGACACATCCATCAGCGGCGCGTTGTCGCCGAACAGGGCGAAATCGTCTGCCAGCGGTGTCAGCACCAGATATTCGTCGGGCGGAACACCGGAAAAAACGCCCGTCTCCACAGGGAGAATGGGCGTGAGAAGCGTATTCAGTTCCGAAAGCACGCTCATATTTTCCGCACCTCCTCGTCCAGCTTTGATTTCATCGTTTCGATACAGGCTCTGCGGCTCTGGGTTTTCGCCGGCTTAAGAAAGGGCTTGGGCGGCTGACCGTGCCTGCCATATTCCAGAATATTGGCGATTTTGGCGTTGCTGCCGCCGCCCGGGCGCGGCTCGGCAAAGCCGACCTTGATGTCCCAGCCCGAGCCGTCCCGTTTGGGTTTGGCGGGCGAAAGCCCCAGCGCGCTTTCTAGTTCGCCGGTGGAGCGGCTGGGAACTTTCGTGCCTTTCCCGACGACGGCGGAGAGATTGGATTTTACCCGCTCCAGCACCACCTGCCCGCCGGCTTCGAGAACTTTCGGCAGGATTTCGTCCGTCTTTTCATTCAGCCGGGAAACCTTCAAGAGAAAGTCCTCCGGCATTTTCATTTCTACCCGTGCCATCTCGTCCTCACAAACTCCTTTCCGCTACATCCGCCTGTCGTCGGATATCCGCTCCAATCCGTTGTTCGTCCTCTCCCCACAAAGTCTGCGACTTTGCGGGGTCCCCCTTATTCGCTCCCTTCCACCAGTTCGCACAGGCACTCCACATACATTCCGCGCCCGCGCACATCCTCCGCGCTGGTGATGCGGTACCGCTTTTCTTCACAGACGATGAATTGCGCCGGACTGACCTCGACACCGGGGATTTTGCGGAAACGGAACAGCACGGACGCTTCGGAAAACACCGCCCTGTTTGCCCAGCGCTCCGAGCCGTTTCGGTCCTCCTTGTAGGCGCGCACCGAGGCGAGAACTGTGTCGCCCTGCGTGATAAAGCCGTCCTCGTCCTTGACCGGCGCGTTGGAGATGATGTCAATGAAGCTGTTCATTTTTCCGAAAGACAATACACGCCCTCCTTATCCGCGATGTTTTATGCGGTTTTGCGAAGCAAAATTTCGGCAAGCGTTTACGCCGAAAAGCATAAAACTCGCGAGCCTTGCTTGCAAGACTCTCATAGCTTCCAATCCCGGTCAAGCCGCAAAAGAAGGTTGACCGTATCCCAGACCTGCCGGCCCGCCTGCACGGAATCGGCAAAAAAGCCGCCGGTGGAACCGTCGCGGCTTTCATAGAAATGCGATGCCAGCATGATGACCGCCTGTTCGGTGGTTGCCGGCATCGTATTTTCTGTGTAATAGCCCTCCGGGATATGCTGATAGCTTTCGGCATAACGGACGGCGGCGGTGATGTACATCTGCAGAAGCTCGTCGTCTTCCGTATGTGAAAGAATCAGATTGGCTTTGACTTTTTCAAGCAGGGTGTCCAGTGCCATGACCGCCGCCTCCTTTCGTTTTAATGCTTATGAACCCATTTGCAGAAGCTGAATGCCCTCGGCGAGAATGACCTTGCCGTCCACGCGCTCGGAGGCGATGAAGCCCACCTGCCCGTTGCCGGCGTAGAGTTCGTTCAGGCGCTGTACCGTGCGGCCCATGCGGTCGGCAATCCAGTAGTTGGAGAAATCACCAAACGCAATCGGGAGCGAACCCGCCTCCGCCGCCGGCACATAAGGACTGGTGTAGAGCGGATAGCCCAGCAGTCGGTCCGGCTGACCTGCCTGCACGGAGGGCTGCCAGAGGTACGCACCGTTGGAGTCCTTCAGCTTGCGCAGGGCGGATACGGTGATGTCTTTCATGAGAAACACCGCGTTTCTCCGATAGGGGCTTTTGAGCGCGTAAATCAGGTCAATGAGATTGTCCACGGTGATAGCCGTCGGGGAGCTTGCCGTCACGCCCACCGTGCCGCCGCTTGCGGTGAAAATGCCCGTGGGCTGACCGGTTCCGGTACCCACGCAGAAGGCTTCCTCCTCGGCGATGCCGAAGGCTCTGGCAAACTCCCGCGCGATGTAGCTCTCCAAATCAAACATGCTGTCCTGAAGCAGCTCCACGGAAACCTTGACAAGGTCGGTGAGCTTGAACGCGTCAATGGTTTTCTGCGCGAATGTGGGGTTGCTTTCGACATAGGCGGCGTTTTCCGCCGTCCACTGCGCGGTGGAATGGGTGGCCGCAATGGGGATTTTGCGCTCCGCCGAGGTGTTGATGGTCTTGGCGATGGAGCGGATGATGTTCGCCTCCTCCAGACCACAATCTGCGTTTCAAATTCCGTCGGAACCAGATAGCCGCCGTCGGTGTCTGGGGACGTGCTCAGCACGTTGTTGACGGGCGCTCTGCCGCGCAGAATGTTGAGAAAATCCGCGCGGTATTCGGCGGTTGCGCGGGGAGAAGCGGGTTTTGCTCCCTGTGCGCCGGGCTTTTCGGTCAGCGGTGCGCTGGTGGGGCGGCTCATTTCCGCATCCCGTGCGACGCGGTCCTCCTCAATGGCAATCTGCCGCGCCATTGCGTCCACGTCCGCGAGCATCTTGTCGTAGGTTGTGTTGTCTTCGGCAGAGAGCACGCCGTCCTTGGCGCGTGCGTCAAGAAACGCCTTTGCCGCGTCCCATGCCTTTGCGCGCTTTTCGCGCAGTTCAAGTACTTTTTTCATAATCCAATACCTCCGTTAAATGTATTTACGAGCCTGCAGCTTCTGCATGGCCTCGGTGATGGAAACGCCCATAGGAACGTTGTCCAGCTTCTTTTCCGCTATCGGAGCGGATTTCGGGATGAGCTTGTTCATAAGCGAATTGGTGACCGCCCTGCGGGAAAAAGCAAAAACGACATCCTCGGTGCGGCCGCGTTTCGCGTCCTCGAGAATGCCGTCCGCAAAGCCCAGCTCGATGGCTTTGTTGGCGTTCATATAGGTTTCGCCGTCCATGAGATGCGAGATTTTTGCCCGCGACTGTCCGGTCTTGATTTCGTAGGCGTTGATGATGCTTTCCTTGACTTCGGAGAGCATATCGATTGCCTTCTGCATTTCCTCGGTGTCGCCGATGGCAACGGTCAATGGATTGTGAATCATCATGAGCGCTGTGGGCGCCATCAGCACCTGCGTTCCCGCCATAGCAATCACCGATGCTGCACTTGCCGCGATGCCGTCGATTTTGACCGTGACCTCGTGCGGATAATCCATGAGCATGGTGTAAATCTGGCTTGCCGCCACGCAGTCCCCGCCGGGCGAGTTAATCCATACCACAATATCGCCGCTACCGGAAAACAGCTCATCCTTAAACATGCGCGGTGTGATTTCATCGCCCCACCAGCTTTCGTCCGCAACGGTGCCGTCGAGATATAGGGTGCGGATACCGGTGTTTTCGTCATTGTCCCAATTCCAGAAATGCGTTTTATCGTGCGCCCGGGCGGGACTTCGTTTGGTTCTGTCCATCTGAGGGTTCCTCCGTTTCTGTTGCAGCCGTATTCGCAAATGCACCAGCATCAGCAAGCTTGGTCATTGCGCCGTTGATGAGATACAAATCGCCGCCTTGTTCTGCGGGTATGCGGTCGAGGTTCTCCAGTTCCCGGATATCATTTGCTGACATCCAGCCGTTTTGCCTTGCGGTCGCGTAGCCGGTCATGCGGCTGGCATAGTCACCGCGGAGCAGACCGTCCACATTGAATTTTGTAAACACCGTGCGCTTTTCGCTGTCGAGCAGAAGCGACTTGTTCATCGCCTGCTCCCAGCGAATCACCCACGGGTCAAGTGTGTATTTCACGAACTCCAGCGACTGCTGCTCAATATTGGAAAAGCTCGACTTTTCAAGGTCGGCCAGCATGTGCGGCGGCACCCTGAAAATTCGAGCGATTTCATTGATTTGGAATTTTCGCGTTTCCAAAAACTGCGCCTGTTCGGGAGAAATGGCGATGGGCGTGTACTTGAGGTAGAGTAGGCAAGTGCCGCCGTGCATTGTTTCCAATGTCGGTTTGCACAAGCCTCTCCCCAA